GCAAACTGTCTTGGAGATGTGTTCTTAATCGTCTCTTCTTTCCACTTAGAGTCCCTTCCAGGAACTTGAGACCAGTGGACTTCATTAGTAATATAATCATTTCTACCTCTACTAGCATCTTCCCACATCTTATAGAAGTGATTCATGCCGTTAGGCGTAGAAATGATAATTACTTTGGTTGATTTACCAGACGTAATAGTAGGATAAACAGAGGCAAAGAATTGCTCTGCAACATGGTTTGGAACGAACGCAAACTCATCGAGGAAGAGGATGTTAAACGACATGCCTCGGACAGCACTTGCAGATGTAGAAGCAGCCAGAATCTTTGATCCATTTTCTAACTCCACATTACCTTTGTTCCATACAAGAATACCATGCTGCATCCACTTTGGTAAGTTTTCGTATGCAAGTTGTAACCTTCCTAGAAGCTCCCTTGCGGTACTAGCCTTGTTAGCAAGGATACCAATATTAACACTATCGTAAAAGATAGCATAATATAATAGGTAGGCGACAACAGTAGTTGATTTACCAGTCTGTCTAGGAAGTTTCGCAATGTTAAATCTATTGTTGTGGAAGTCTCTGAGAATTTCTTTCTGAAAATCATACATGTTGAAAGGAACCAAACCTTCATCAAGCGAGATGATCTTAATATAATTCATCGCAAAGTAAATGGGATCGTTCTTACACTTGATCCACTCATCAATTTGCTTTTTTGTAAATTGTATTGGGGTCCCCGCCTTTTTCAGGTTGGGATTACCCAAGTACACATCATTACTAGTTGCCAAAACAAAAACCTAGTTCACCACTACTATTTATAGGTCTCCAAATTGATCGCGCATATCTTCCATAATTCCTTTCTTTGCGGCAATAGCACCTTCAATATAACCAGCACGTCGTTCCCACGTCTGACCACCCTCAATTCCTTTTGATGGATTGATGCATGTCTCGTCACCTAGTTTATTACAAACAAGACCAGCAAGGTCTAGTTCACTCTTGTCGTATGATGCGGCTGTACCACTAAAAACATGCTTGCCGTTGATCCAAATAGCACCACATTTAGGACATTCTTTTCTCTCAAGTTTGAGATCCGACAGTTCCTTATCGTTGGTCATTTTTTAATTCCTTTATAAGTTTGTTGTAATCAGGTAGATCCTTTATAAGTTGTTGTTCTAATTTACGTCTCATCATAAACATTCTAAACTTAATCCATTGATATCTAATTACGAGATCAATGTATGCGAATAGACGCACCGTTTCTTCCATACCTGCATACGCTACAAGCAGAATAAAACAAGTGATTAATACATAAAGACCAAGCATTTCTTTACACTCTGATACAAAGTATTATAGGACTATGTAGGTGAAAATTGTGTATCGATAGGCTACTTTTTTATAAGTGTTGGTTTACACATCCTATACTAATGTACCGTGCGCCCTTCTGATTTCCCTGAGTGCTTCAAGGTCCATATTTTTTGTTCCTCCGTCGTAGGCATGAGCATAACCCTCCTCAATCATTTGCTCGTTGAGGGACACGCTGCTATCCCCGATGTAAAGCCAACCCAGAAGACGCCCATACTTCCCAGTACCACCAACAAGTTCAGTCCTAACAGACAACTCATCATCACCAGCCAACGTACCTTCCAGTTTTTCTTTGAGCCAGTTGGTTGCTTCGATTCCAAGTGCTTTCTCCTCTAGGTTTCTCGTCCTTTTCTCTGGCGTATCAACTCCTGCAACTCTAACTCTTTCTTTCTTGTATAAATCAAACCCGAGGTCGATAGTAACATCAATAGTATCACCATCAAGGACACGGTTGATCTCCGTCACTCGGAAGTTGTAGCAGCTCTTTCTGCTTGGGGGTGTCAATGCTCCCATTTTCTAACTCTGCAAATGCTTGTCTTAATATGTATACAACTACAAATAATGCACCTGCAACTCCAAGTATCACACAGATAATTACTGACCACACAGGGTCGTTAGCATTATCAAGAGGTCTTAATAGTAAATTCATTTATGTGCTTTGTTAAAAGGTTCCCAATGTTGCCAACCATAAGTATGGACTGCCCACATACCAATAATGGGAACGAAGACTAGGCACCATGCCAATAGTCCACATCCCCATGGGTTGTTTAATACTGTTCCACAAAATCTAGCAAACTGTAACATCATAATGGATAAGCATTTACTAAACTCCAAGACACAAAACCTATAATCAAACCAAATATAATTGTTGCTGAAAGACTAGTTTCTGGTTTCATTTTTATAAATCTGGCCAAGGATCTGAATTGTGGAGGCATGATCTGGGATGTACCCACTCTTTATTTAATTCATGTAGTTCCAATTTTAGCTTCAAATTTTCTAGTTTCAACATAATGTTTTCTTTCTCTAACTTTTTAATTTTCTTCTGATGATTCATTTCTTTTTTTCCAGAGTTCTAAGAAGTAACGATCAACTTGATACAAGTCTTTTTTGGGTGGATCTTCATTAGAATTTTCAGACCAGTCTTTGCAGAGCATTCTCATTTCGTGTGATATACCTGAAGGTTTAAACATTCGTCCGAATGAAGACATAGCGAATGCAAATCTCATTCTAATGCGCTGTTCCATTTCCTGAGTAGGCGTCAGTTTCGTAATAGTTATTTTCACCTTTTCTGTACCCGAAATATGCGGTGGCACATATAAATGGTAGTGATCCGAAAAGTAGGACATGTGCTAGGGTCATTAAATTTTGTCCTCGTAGATTTTAATTAGTTTCATTGCTTGTTTCCTATCAGATCCACACGGAGCATTTCTTAAACATCGAAGGATCAATTCATTATCACTGATAGTGGGTTTGATAGTAAACCCCCACTTATCAACTTCACCTTCGGTGGGTGCTTCAACGTAATCAAATTCGGATAGCATTACCTGGTGATAGCGATTGGAAAATTTTAGAACATGCATTTACAGCATGGGTTGCTCCATATACTCCAGAGAAGATATATGAGATACCTAACTTGGAACAATACAGTTCCAGTTCCTTACATTTTGAGATGTCATTGGTGCTGTAATCAATAACAATATCACCCTCTTCGAGTAACGGCAGTAACTCATCTAGAGTGTCTTCTGCCTTTTGCTCAGGACATGTGATTTGAAAAATACCAGGAACTTTACCAGCACTAGTAAATTTCTTACCATCGGACTTAACTGCTTGAACAAGAAATTCCAGTGAAGTTACACATCCACTAATATATCCTGCTTCATATTGTCCACAGGCATTCTCATAGTTTGTACTACTATAACCCCAGACTTCAATTCCTTTCTCAATCATACGGCGAGACATACCTTCACCAGTACGACCTAAACCAATCATTCCAACTTTCATTTTAATCTTCCTTTATTTTTTACAGACCATGTTATCTCCATGGTAATTACCATTAGTGTAATAAATGCAAATACAAATAGTCCGCTCATCATAGTGGTATCTTTAACCAAGGTAATAGTGGGGGAATTATTCCAATGAGTCTAAGAAGACCCTCAGCAAAAAGTGCGAGAACAACCCAACCAACACACATACTAATAATTCCAGCATTACGATTGTGCTTTCGTATTGCATCGTCAATCATCTCCTGTGCTTGTTCTTTGGTTATGTAATTGTTACTCTTACTCCACATGGACTACGCCAGTCATACCTGCTCCTTGATGAGGTCCACAAAAGAAATTATAGTCCCCTTTGTCTGCAAATACAACGTCCTGCGATTCTCCTGGAGCAAATAGTAATGCTTCTCTAGAAAGATCTGGACGTGCCTCAACAATAATATTATGTGGAGGTAGTGCTTGATTGATGAAATGAATTGTATCGCCCGCAGAGATTGTGATCTCATTCGGTTCAAATGCTAAGTTGCCACCAGCACCCATTTGTACATCTACTGCCCATACAGGAAGTGCTAGGAATAATGAAGCGAATAACGAAACTAATAGCTTCATAAGTACGTAGTAACTTCTTTATCTATTAGCAGTTACTGTATAAGTACCTATTCTTTATAATTTTTTATGATTTTCGTTAGGAATTGGTAACTTCGTCTGGGCAATACTCTTCCATATAGAACTGAAGTTTTTGCTTCAGGTCATCGTATTCATCCCACATGTATTCTGAACCAGTCTGAGACTGGTATACCTCACATGCTTTGATAAGGCGGTAGATGTCTGTACCTTTGAATCTCATACCCATAGTAACAATGCTCACATATTATAATTAGCAGTTCCAAGCACGCAATGATTTGTTTATGCGGGAATCAGGATCTCTTGATGTTTTCTTGGAGGTCAGTTTCTTTTTCATACCTTTCATTCTCGCACAAAAGCTTGCTCTACGAGGGTTCCCAACTTTCTTTGAAGGTGCCTTAAGATCGCTTCCTGGGTTCTCGCGCTCATACGACTTCCTACCTTTTTCGTTGAGTCCTCCTGACTTTTTCTTTCCTTCCTTCTTGGTCCAGGCTGCTTCATCTAATTCAAGTTCCTCTTTCTTCACTGAGCGAACGGGCACAGCAAATCTGTCCCATGCCTTAGGACCATAGGAGCATTCTTCTCTAGTTTCAGGTTTCTGACACAGTTTGCAAAACTTTTGTTCTTCTTGCTGTTCTGCTAAAACATGAGAGGCAAGATCCTTAATTTCTCCGTATGTTCTCATGATAAACAAAAGGGTGTACCAGACTATTTAGCGTTTACCACCACTCATATCCTTCAGCATCTTTTGTAACTCTGATGTACTACCTACAAACATAGCGTTGTTGGTAACTTTAGATGGACCTTTCTTTTCTTCGTCCAAATCCTTCATCTTCTTATGCAGGTCTTGGAGTTTCTCTGTCATGTCTGCAACGTGCTTCATTGCCGCTACAGCGACTTCATACGCTCTTGGGTGCCCTGACTCCTGTGCGACCTCTAAAGCGCCTCTGACCGCCTCCTGACCCTGATCTATGAGGGAGTAGAGTTCTCCTCTTGTATATTCATAATCTTTTGTGCGGTCATCTTTATCAACCTTCTCTGGTTTTGGTTTGATTGGTTTGCTTTCCTCTACTTGTACTTCGATATCAAAAGCGTCTTCCATGTTATTTTCAAACTTGCTCATAAGATATTAAACCCACTATTAAATCCAAAGTCATCATCTGAAGTGACGATTAAATCATCATTAGCATCGACTTGACCATCTTGGTTGAGATCTGTAGTTGCCTTTGGCGTGTATGTAAGTTCTGCTGCCCTACGACTAACATCCTTACCTCCAATGCTTTCAAAAACTGTAGCCTTTCTGATGATGTCTGCCTTATTGTATGGACCATACAGATATGACTTAGCAGTAAATTGTAATGTATAAATTACTAGTCTTCTACTTAAGAATGTATCGTCCCATTCATCTTCCAAATTAACATTATTCAAAGTGATGGAAACATCTCGTTTTTCATCCATATCAGGAATCATCTTTAATGTGATGTTAAAAGATGGTTGGAAGTATGGGAGGATTTGTTCTAGAATTTGAAGACCAGTATCCTGATCTTTAGATAGAATACCAACTTCAAAACTCAAAGTATATGGAACAGGTACATACTGAACTCTCAGTTCATTTCCATTATCTTCAATAACAGTTTTATAT